ATGCAGGGTTCAATCGCACTTCATATTCGTCGTGGAGATTTCTTAATTAACTCTTTAAATCATCATAATTTGTCTATGAAATATTATGAAAATGCATTGAAAGAGTTTCCTGAAGATCAAAACGTTTTCATCTTTTCTGATGATCCTGTGTGGTGTAAGGAACAAGAACTATTTGCATCCGATAGATTTTCTGTATGTGAAAGTGGAAGTTCCTATGTTGACTTATGCTTGATGTCAATGTGTTCTGATTTTATCATTGCAAACTCTACATTCTCTTGGTGGGGTGCATGGCTTTCTAGAAACAAAGATAAAAAAGTTGTCTATCCATCGAAATGGTTTGGACCAAATAATGCAGATAAATTGACTAAAGATTTATTCCCAGAAGAATGGAGAATGGTAGATGAAGATTGACTTAAATAATGTGGACTTTATTGTCCCATTGAGAATTGATACTGGAGATCGTTTGAGGAATGTAATTCTTTCTACGTCTTATCTTTTACATCACTTTGATTGCACTGTAACGATCAAAGAGGTGGATTCTGAACGCAGATTTGAAACCTATGCACTTCCCATCATTAAAAGATTAGTAGACACCACGAATCTAAACTTTATCTTTGAAGAAGAAATCAGGACGGATGAGGCATTTCATCGTACAAAGGTTCTCAATGATATGATCATGGGATCTAAGTGTGATATTGTAGTTAACTATGATACTGATCTTATTCTCCCATTGGATACTTATACCAAAGCTGTAGAAATGCTTCAAGGTGAGTATGATGTAGTTTATCCATATCGTTATGGTAATCATGGTGAGCGCAAAGTAAATCTTGGATTTACGATTGAGACTCAGGAAGATATGGATAACTTTGAGAATGATGAATTTGTATCTCGTTTCATCAAAGAATATGATTCAACCCATTTTGATGATCGATTCTTCTATTATCCAAGCAATCAAGGAGAAGGTTGGGCTGAATATGGTATGGTTCAGTTCTTCAATCGTAAAGTTTATATTGACGGGTATCTAGAGAACGAAGGATTTATTGCATATGCCCCAGAAGATATTGAGCGTCACCACAGATGGCAAACTTTAGGGTATAATATTGGTAGAGTGGATAATCACGCTTATCATCTGGAACATCAAAGAACTCAAAACTCTTGGTTCCACAATCCCCATATGCAGAATAACAATGCTCTGTGGGAACAACTAAAAGTTCTTTCAAAAGAACAACTGATTGAATACTACGAGAATCAAGATTACGTAAAGGAGAGACTGAAATGACCTGGCATTTGGTAACATTTGCAAACGAAAAGTTTTTAGATAAACAAAAGTATCTTCATACTATTCATGAAGAAGAGTTTTGTCATCATGCATATAATCGTGAGTGGTTGGAAACTACCGAGTTCTATGCAGATAACAAAGAACTTCTTGATGCTCCAGTTGGGGCTGGATGGTGGGCATGGAAACCCTATGTCATTTCACAGGCAATGGAACATGCAGCAGATGGAGATTATATTCTCTATTGCGATTGTGGTGATATGTTTTCTCCTGGTCTGAGACTGTATGTTGAGAAGGAGATGAATGATACTGAGGATATTTCGATGCTGTTGATCAGCAATAATGTGAATGGTCAGTATACCAAACGTGACTGTTTTATCCTGATGGATTGTGATGAAGAAGACTATTGGAATGAGCGGCAACTTGAGTGTGGTTTCATGGTCTGGAAAGTTACTGATCGAACGCGGAAATCCATTGCTGAATGGCAGAAGTATTGTTTAGATCCTCGGATTATTAACAATGATCCAAGCACTGAAGGTGAGGAACTAGAAGGTTTTGTTGCTCATAGGAATGATCAGAGCGTTCTGACAAACCTTGCAATCCGAGATGGTCTGACTGTCGGCGGCCCAGAGTTCCGCAATTATGTAGAATGTGATTATGACTACTGGTATGAGCGCGGCAGCGTTGGTTTTGGTCGCCAGATTGATCAGTTCTTAAATGCAATCAAAGAAAATGCATAGTATTATTCTCACAGTTCACAATAAAGATTGGCTAATTGAAAGAGTCATTGAAGGTATCTACAAATATACTGCAGAACCTTACGAACTGATCGTGGTCATCGATGGATGTACAGATAACTCTGAAAAGATTATCTGGGATTCTCTAAGTGGAACTCCAGTTAAGAGAAAGTTTGTTCACGCTCCTAATGTTTTTGAGACAAAAGCGAATAATCTTGGCATGAAAATCGCTGAAGGCGATAAAATTATTATCGTTCAAGATGATATGATTATCAAAGAACAAGACTGGAATAAGAGATTGGAAAAACCATTCCGAGCCTTTGATGATGTGTTTGCGGTTACATCGAGAACTGCACACAACTGGGAGTTTAATCCCAATACACAACACTTGGGAATGGAAGAAGATCTTGATGACTGCTGGTGTGACATTATCAATCATGTAGATCATGCTGATCGTAAACATGCCTTACCTCGTGACGTGTTTGCTGTTAGATGTTCTGTAAATCGTGGTCCTCTAATGATTGATCATGATGATCTTAAGAAATTAGATTATCTTGATGAAGCATTTGAACCACAAGATATGGACGATCATGATCTTTGCTATCGTGCATACAAACAACTTGGTAAAGTCGTTGGTGCATATTGGATTGATTATGAAAGTGAAGATTGTTGGGGAGGAACCAGAGTTGAAACTGGTAGACCTGCTCCATGGCTTTTAAAAGCAAATCATAAAAATACGAAGATCTTTTATGACCGTCACAAAGATCTAATAAATACGAGGAGAATCGTTGAACATCGAGAGTTACCTTATGCGAATTGATATGGATAGGTGGGCTGTGGCACAGACTACAGAGTTTTCACATCACCAAGATTTAAGTAGAGAAGCATACTCATATGCTTCCGAGTGTATTGCCAAGTATCTTGAAATCGATTACAAGACAGACTTTAAAGATAAAGTTATTGTAGAAGTTGGTGCGGGTCCAAGAGGATCTATTCTTTTGACTGAAGGGAATTTCAAAAGAGGTATCATTATTGAACCTTTGATTGATCGTTGGCCTGCTGAGATTCGTCAGGACTATGAAGCAATCGGGGTGGAAATTATTGCAGCACCTTATGAAGATCTTGATATTGAAGAGCAAGTTGATGAAACTTGGTTCTTTAATGTAGTTCAACATGTTCTTGATCCTCAAGAACAACTTGAACTTGCAATGAAAACATCAAAGGCAGTTCGTGTTTTTGAAAGCATTGGAAGTGCAACTGATGAAGCACATCCACACTTCATTACCAAAGAAACATTCACTGATGTTCTTGGAGATTTCGGAAAGATCTATAAGGGTGGAAGCAATCCAGGATTTCATGGTGCTGATTGTTATTATGGGACGTGGTATGCGCCTGATAACGTTTAGTCTTTTTGGCAATAATCCCATCTATTGTGATGGTGCAGTAGAAAACGCAAGACTTGCGAAAGAAATATACCCAGACTGGACTGCTCGATTCTATGTTGACGAAGCCACTCCAGAAGAATACACTTGGAAACTTAAGGAGTATGATGCTGAGGTTTATATTCGTCGTAAGTATTGCGCTTATGATGCATTGAATTGGAGATTTCTTCCATTCCTGGACGATACTGTGGAGGCATGGATCAGTAGAGACTGTGATAGTAGATTGTCCTGGAGAGAGCGTAGAGCCGTTGATGAATGGTTAACCACAGATAAGGCATGTCACTTAATGCGCGACTGTCATAATCATGGTTATTCTATTATGGCAGGAATGTTTGGTATCAATAATACTTTGTATCATCAAAGATATGGTAAATTAAATCTTGATATACAACGACAACCCAATAGAGAGGGTGATCAAACCATTCTTCATCAATATGTATGGCCTATGATTATCAATGACCATGTATGTCATGATCATTGGGCACATACGCAACCCGTTGGGCAACCAACACATCAACCAGGAGATCATGTTCATTACAATCAAGCATATGGTGTTGGATTAATTCCATATGTTACTGGGGATGTAAGGAGACAACTTCCTGAGATTTATCCTACAGGTCAGGATAGTAGACCATTCCCAGACCATGAACCAATGGAACATGGAATATTTGTCGGACAAATTATTGAAGCAGATGGAAATCCAAGAATGAATATGGATGTTCGCTGGGAGTATGAATTGAGGGATATTGCTTATGAGTAATTTTCATATTATTGGAACTGGTGGATGTGGATTTCTACGTGCAAATTATCTTTTAAGGAATCACACTCCAATCAAATATAAAGGTGGTGGACCTAAGTATCAAAATAGTTTTGAAACTTGGAGTGAAGATAATGGTTTAATTTGGGATGCTGAAAGTCTTTCAAAAGAAGAAAGAAAACGTAGAGTATCTTTTCATTTTGATTATGATCGAGATGGATGGGTGATTCCAAACATCACACATTCATACTTAAAGTATGTTCCTGAGTTTCTCGAATTTTATCCAGACATGAAATTCTTATGTCTCCGTGGCAGAAGAGAACACTCGATTAAATCTTTGGCTATATCTTGGGGTTATCGCAATCCTTGTTTTGTCAAAGATCGATCAATTGGATTTGGTCATAACCGATATGCTGTAAGTCAGTTTCCAAATTACAGTGATTTGAAAGATGAATTTCATGCTACAGAAAGATATTGGGACGAATATTATCGAATTGCAAATGAGTTGCAAGAGCAATATCCAAATAACTTTTTGATTGTAGATGCTCCAGAATTTTTTGGTAATACTGAATATCAACTATGTTGTTTGGGTTGGATTGGAATTGACGTAGGTATTGATAGCGCACCAAAAGCAGTTGCGATGCCCGTTAACTTTAACGATTGGACAATCAGTACAACGTTACACGGTGGCTTGGGAAACAATCTATTCCAGATGGCAGAAGTTATTTCTTTCTGTAAGAAGTTTAATCTACCAGAACCAAAGTTTGGAACATGGGATTTGTGGAACGGAGGAAACTTATATCCATCATCATATAACTCTGATAGACTTCTTGGAGGACATGATGGAAGTCATTCAGACATCAAAAGGTATTTTCCAAATCTAAATTGGCATGGAAATCTTTCCGCAACGTTTGATACCAAGTTTGTTGTCAACGATATGTTTAGATTTGGCTCTGTAGAAAATCTTGATGATGTTCGAGATATCTTAGGTATCAATAACAATAGTGTACCTGGAACAGTATCTTTACATTTAAGATTCTGCACTCGTCCGGCTGATGATCATGTCAACGGTTATGTTGAGGATGAATTTTATGTAAAGGTATTTGAAAAGATTCCTGCTAAGAGTAAAGTTTATATCTTTGCCGATGATAATAACAAAGCAAGATATAAGTTATCGTGGTTTAGGGATAACTTTGATATGCATTTCGAGATATTTGCAGGTGATGCTTTTCAATCTTTGAAAAAGATGGTAGAATGCGAGTATCACATTCTGCATGTATCAACGTTTAGTTTTTGGTCTGCTTTCCTAGATTTAAATCAACCGAACGCAAAAGTATTTTATCCACAATCTTTTATTGGTACGCACAGTCCAAACATGATTCCTTATAAAGAGTGGCAGATGCTATGAACTGCATAATTTATCTTGTCAGATCTACTGACGAAGATGTAGAAATGCTCAATCAATCTTTAGCACTTCTGGAGGAGAACCTTTTAAAGTTCACCTCGAATACGGATGTGCTTATTTTTGTTGAGAACACATTTACAGATCTTAAGGATAAGGTTCAAACTAATCTAGACCTTAAGTATTATCTGGTGGAGTTTGATGTACCAGATTATCCTGAAGAAATTGCAAATCAAATTCCAGAATTCTTCCCACATCCAACTCACGGAAATGGGCCAGTTGCTTGGGGTCATCCAGGATTTTCAATGGGTTATCGACACATGTGTAGATTTTTCTCCGGAGAAATGTATAAGCAAAGTGTCATAAGAAAATATGATTATTACTTAAGACTTGATACAGATTCTTTTATACATACTCCATTGAATTATGATATTTTTGCTTGGGCTAAAAATAATCATTGTGATTATGGTTTTATTGCTCCTGCTGTTCAAACTGACAATCCAAAAGTGATTGAAGGACTGTGGGAATTTGCAAGTGAATTATACCCAAACAACATTCCTGAGGGTATGATGTTCTATACAAATTTTGAATTGGGTAAAGTGGATTGGTTCTTGACAAGTCCATACATGGAATTTTATAATAAGATCGATCAGCATGGCGGGATTTATACGAAGAGATGGGGAGATGCTCCCATTAAGTTCTTAGGTATCAATCTTTTCATGCCACAAGAAAATATTCAACCAGTTACAGGATTCACTTATCAACATGGAGCCGTATATCAAGTCTAATGGATAGAAACAAATCAACTTTTAAATTAAAAAACATTGGTCCAATCTATTGTATTAATCTTGATGGGCAACCAGATAGGTGGCAATACATGGAAGATCAATTCAAGCATTGGGAGATTGAAAACTACACTCGAATCTCCGCATACGATGGTAGAGAAGATGATCTAAGTGATATTATTTCTGGAAGGTATCCAGAGATGATGACTTCTGGTGAGATCGGATGTACTACATCACATCTAAAAGCAATCCGTCACTGGCTTGATACGTCTGATAGTCCTTATGCAATCATTATGGAAGATGATTGTAATTTAGATCTCGTAAGATTCTGGAACTTTACCTGGAATGATTTCTATGGTCGTATTCCCTATGATTGGGATGTGGTTCAGATTGCAATCATTTGTACTGGAGATCTTCATGTTAAATTGCATAAGCGGTTTGTGAATGATTTCTCCACTGCTTGCTATATGATTACTCGCCACCATGCTGAGAAACTCATGAAGCATCATGTGAGGGGGGAGAAATATAAACTTGATAATGGATGTAAGCCTCGTCCAGTAGCAGATGATTTAATCTACAATTCGGGCAATACTTATAGTATTCCTCTTCTTCTTTATAAGATTGAACTTGGTTCATCAATTCATCCAGAACATATTGACGCATTCCATAAAGGAAATCATGATGGACTGCTTAATTTTTGGAGTCAGCGTGGAGCTGAATTGAAGATTGAAGAACTGATGGACTACGATCCATACCTGGGAAGAGTTGTTGAGAATTCAGCACAACAAAACTCTTGACAGATCATAAAAAAAGTCTTAAAATGTATGAGTCTTAAAGACAAGTGTAGTTTATTAAAAACCTAACTTTATGAAATCTATTATCGCTCTTGCTACTCTTCCTTTCATTGCAGCACCTGCTATGGCTGCTCCCTATGTTGAGAGTAAAACCACCACGTCTCTTTCTGACGGCAACTACAAGTCTGCTCAGACTGAACTGCGTATCGGTGTAGAAGAGAAAGTTGCTAAGAACGTTGCTGTTTTTGGTGAAATCGGTCCTGGTTATGAGTGGAACACTGGTTCTACCCGCAACGAGTATGTGACTGTTGGTGAAGTTGGCGTGAAAGCTAAAGTTGCTAAAAACGTTTCCGTAAACGCCAAAGTGACTGGTGAGTACGGTGGACTGTCTCAGGTGTTCGACATGGGCGGCGAACTGAAAGTTCGTTATTCGTTCTGACTCCCTAACAAATAAGTATCAGATAATACCAGGGGAGCTTGACTCCCCTTTATTTTTGCTATATAATTGTGTAACAATTCTTAACGAATTAACAATGACTGTAACAACTAATGAGCGTGGGCAGCAAAACATGTTTGCTAAAGAACCCACAATGTATTATGAGAACTATGGTATGCTCAGCCCTAATCAGGTCAAGGAGCGTACTAATGGTCGATGGGCTATGATGGGATTCGTAGCAGGTATTGTATCTTATGTTGCAACTGGCAACTTCTTCTTCGGAATCTTCTGATGACTGAAGTAATTTGGACCCTTACTACAGTTGCATTTTTTGTGCTTCTGGGTTATGCTGTAGATCAACTTTCTGAAACTTACTAAGGAGAAAAACAATGAACAAAATCTTTACTGAATTTGCTGAGCGTTGGAATGGTCGTCTGGCAATGCTTGGATTTCTTGCCGCTGCTGGTTCTTATCTCACCACCGGTCAAATTATTCCTGGTGTGTTTTGATGGAGGTCAATATGCGTAAGGAAGGATATCAAGTTCCTGGAATACAATTTGTATTTCGTGAAGACGGTCAATTTGTATATCGCACCACCACCGAATTATTTGATTCTAAGCGTGTAGTTATTTTCAGTTTGCCTGGAGCATTTACTCCTACTTGCTCTGCATATCAACTTCCTGGATTTGAGGAAAAGTACGATGAATTTAGGGCTCTTGGCATTGATGCTATTTACTGCGTTTCTGTTAATGACGGCTTTGTAATGAACGCTTGGGCAAAGGACCAAGGCATTGAGAAAGTAAAACTCATTCCTGACGGCAATGCATATTTTACTCGTGGTATGGGATACCTTGTCACTAAGTCTAACCTTGGTTTCGGTGATCGCTCTTGGCGCTATGCTGCGGTTGTGGATCGCGGAGTCATCGAGAAACTATTCGTGGAGGACGGTTTCCGTGACAACGCAGATACCGATCCATATGAAGTATCGACACCTGAAAATGTTTTAGAATATATCAAATCAACTGTAAAAGTTGGTTCCACAAATTGAATAAAAAATAAAGCGCCCTAAAGGCGCTTTTTTATTGCAATCCTCTTAGCAGTGGATTTGATGATTTGTTTGTTACTTTAATGAAGAATATCTGAGTCAGTCTTAATTGATCGTCATTCATTTTAAAGTTATTAGCCCCATGATAAGTATTTGATTCAAAGCAAATTAATCTATTGAATACATTATTATATCTTGTAATTTCCTCAAATTGTGACCTTGCCTCAAGAATACTCTTTATATAATCATCATTGTCTATTGGTTCACCCATAAACAATTCTTTTTTTCCTTTTTGAGTTTTATCTACTGTTTCATTTTTAAGTCTGAAAATAGAAGTGCCAGTATCTAAATCGGCATTTGGAGTCAGATAAATTAGACCAGCATAATCGTAAATGTCATTATCTTGATGAATCCAACCATAGTTTTTTGGATCTTCTTTTTTACTATCGAATGGGATTATGAGTTGAAAGTGAGTTAATATTTCCCACTGGATATATTCATACTCATAATTGAAAAAAGTTCCAAACAATCTTTTGCAAAAATCATTTGCAAAATCTGTGTCATAAAAATCTAATGGATCGCTTCTCCAACCAGGCCAACTTCCATCTGGAGACTGGTGGTAGTTTAAAGATGCTGCCCATTCTATTACACTTTTTGGATCTTCATAAAATCCATCAATGCACATGGTAGGAAAAGTTGATGTCTTAATGACATTTGTATTATCTTCTACATTCAAAAGAGATTTTATTTTTTCACTAATCATATGTAAGATTATTTTTTTTCATTCTAACATATTAGTTAGAATGAAACAACTTTTTATAAATACTCCAGTGTTTAAGTAATATCCAATGACCCTAGATCTTCATAACTTTTTTAAATTTTATGATGATAGTAATTCAAATCATGTAGCAGCAGTTCAATGGTTAGAGGATAACCTCCCTGCTGAATTCATGGATGATTCTGAAAGTGATTGGATCGGAATCTTCAGAACAAAACCCCCCACACCTGCAGTTCTGGATGTTCCTTATTTTAATCAAGTAGATAATTACAGAGATGCACACAGAACTTGCAACAGTTCGTCATGTGCTATGTGCTTGGCGTTCCTTAAGCCAGGATCAATTAAGGGTGATGATGAGTATGTCAAGAAAGTATTTGCGATTGGCGATACGACTGACCATGCGGTACAAACAAAAGTGCTTGCAGGTTATGGAGTTAAGTCACACTTTAGTTACAATCTTTCTTTTGCTGATATTGATAAAAGTCTTGACGCTGGGAAACCTGTTGTTATTGGTATCCTTCACAGGGGTTCTTTATCTGCACCTACTGGTGGGCACATGTGTGTAGTCATCGGCAAGACTCCAGATGGCAAAGGATATTATGTTAACGATCCTTATGGTTCTCTGAATGATAACTATACTGGTCCAGTGACAAATGGTAAGAAGACCATTTATACCAAAGCAGTTCTTAAGCATCGTTGGTGTCCAGGTGGCAACGATGGCTGGGGTAGAATTTTCGACTGATAGGAGAACAATCAATGGCACGTATCGATTTACACAACTTCTTCAAGTTCTATGACGAGAAGAACCCCAATCACGTCAAAGCAGTTCAGTGGTTAGAAGATAACCTCCCAGTTAAATATCTTGAAGATAATGTTGATTGGGCAGAGATTTATCGTGGAAAAAAGTCAAACGCTGCAGTAACTGTAACTGCAGCACCAGCGTCTAGTGGTGGTGATGTTCCTATGATGGGTATCAAACTCATCAAAGAGTTTGAAGGATGTAGATTAAATGCATACCCCGATCCACTTTCAGGTGGTCTGCCAATCACTATTGGATGGGGATCTACTAGAGATAAGAATGGGCAACCATTCCACATGGGTGACAGCATCACTCAAGCAGAAGCAGATCAGTTGCTGATTGAAGAGTGTAAGGATCACTTCTTACCAGCACTTCGCAAAATCCCACACTGGAATGAAATGTCAGATGGAAAAAGAGGCGCTCTGCTCAGCTTTGCTTATAATCTCGGTGCTGGCTTCTACGGTGGCGATAACTTTAATACTATTACTAAACGCTTGAAGAATAAAGAATGGGACATGGTTCCCGATGCTCTTTATATGTATCGCAATCCTGGTTCAAATGTAGAAGCAGGTCTTGCACGTAGAAGAAAAGCAGAAGGCGAAGCTTGGAAAAAAGGGTAAACTTCACACCAAACAAAAATGGAAAACAACAAAAGAGAAAAATGTATGGGACAAGTTATTCGTATTGCGATTTTGAGTTGGTCTGCTGCTCTTCTTACTGCTAGTTATGCAGGTATGTTATCCAAAATGGATCCTACCTTTATTGCTACAGTCTTTACAGCATCTGCTGCTACCTTTGGTATCAATACCATGAAAAAAGGTGGTGAGGATGACGAAAAAAAACAAGAGCCACGCAGAGAAGAATTTGTAGAAGCTCCCCCAGAACCACCAGTATTTGAAGCATCAACAACTTTAGAGGAAAGAGTTGAGGCTCTGGAAACCAAGGTTGAAGAGGGAGAAGGATTCGTTACTCCTAGAACGTAATCTATATCACATCTGCGGTTGTCAGTTGAAAAACCTTGGATATAATGAAGTACACTCGCTCATAATCCCGTGCCTAGAGAATGGAACACTCCTAAGAGAGAACCATGGAACCCAGTTATCAAGAAATGTCTCGATGCTGTAGATCTACACACGAGACTTCATCTTGATACTGGGGATCAGTGGCATGAGGATCAAGCTAAAATTCTAAGAAAGTATGTTAAAGATTTAAAAGTCTGGATACATAACCAAGAGGGACGAGAATGAGTGAGTTTCCATGGGGTGTCCTTGTAATATTATGTTGTGGTCTTACAATGACTGCGTATATCATTTACTACATATTACGGTTAGCCCATTTGGAGATGAAAGATGAAACATCTAGCAATCATTCTGTCAGCAACGAGTCTGACAATTAGTGCGGGACTTTGTTATGGTGCTTATGTAACTTATCAAAAAGCACAAAAGATTCTTGAGAATCCAGAAGAGTTTGTTGGTATGGTTGTAGAGAAGCGGGTTGAAAAAGCATTTAATGCTCTACCACTCCCCAAACTAAATACCAAAGAGTTTAAATTGCCATTCTAATGGACAATAAAGATCCTTATATTTACAGAATCCGTGAGATTCATAAAGTTGTTGATGGAGATACAATAGATGCTGACATTGATCTGGGCTTTGATATTTCTCTCACTAAGCGAATTCGCCTTGCTGGGGTTGATACTCCTGAGTCACGCACTGCAGATGCGAATGAAAAGAAATACGGACTTGAATCAAAAGAGTGGTTGAAGAAAAAAGTAGAAGGTGCGAAGAATATTCTCATCAAGACTGAACTTCCTGATTCTACTGAGAAGTATGGTAGAATCATCGGGCACTTGTTCATCAACGACCAAGATACATCTCTCAACGACCAAATGATTGTTGAAGGGTATGCCTGGAATTATGATGGTGGAACGAAAGTCAAGAACTTTGCCGAACTGGATGCGAAGCGTAAGAAGTAAGAT